TTGAAATAAGTTTTGGAGATCAAAATCAAAGTATATTCAAAACCATTCAACTCGATCAACAATCAATTAAAAATACATCTGAATCCTTTGCGGTTTTAGAAAATTTAGGTAGATCTGAAAGTGGTGCTGGCACATATAATGTAGACGTAAGTTTATATGATTATTATAAAACGGCATCATATAGTTGTTCAGTTACATGTATGGGGAATGTAATGATACAACCGACTATGTTCTTCTATTTAAAAAATGTACCCATGTTCAGAGGTACATATTGGATTACTGAAGTTTCACATAATATAAAAAATAATAATATAGTAACTTCTTTTAAAGGTACAAGAATTCCATATACTAATTTACCCGACCCAAAAGATTCATTCTTATCAAGTTATAGAGTATTCTTTGATAAGTTAATGAAAAAAGCGGTAAGTAGAGTGGATGCAAATAGTAAAACAAATACATCGACAACAAAAAACATAACAGTAGACGGAATAAACTACTCTGTGGATATTATTAAACAATTACCAAATGAAAATTTTGTATCGGCATCTTCTTTAACAAGTTACGGTATTCCATTTAACGGATTCAATAACGAGAGATACATTCAAATGGTTAACCATGATGGTAAGGATTGGTTGAGAGCTGCGGTTGTGATGATGGGAGGTTCAAATTATTCTATTTCACCAAATACGCACATGTCATTGATTGATAAATTATCAGAAACCACACCATTTACTATAATAAAACCCAAAGAATTATTATGGAAAGACATACAAAATTCGGGTCAATTATTTTATTCAAGTAAATTTAAATTAGGTGGTGCGGTTACGGCTAATAGTATTTTACAATTAAAAACACTATTTTATAATCCACAAACAAAAGGACCGATATACACACTCGAATCTGATTTTCAACTTGATGAAGATGCTGGACCAAGAAGATTTAAAGGACCTATCGATGTCGGACCAACAGGAATATATGGAATTGCAATGTCAAAAGAATTAATGAAAGAATTGAATATAGATAAAGAGGGTGATATTATATATTTCAGACTTGAGTAGAAAAATACATTTATTTAGATATTTATTATAAAAAAACTATGAGTAACTTAAATATACATAATTCTTTGGATCAATTTTTAAATCCTAAGAAATATAAGGTTATTTCTAATGACAGTATGTCTCAAGAAGTTTGTGATTTACAAACAGGTGAATGTTATGTTATTAGATCTAAAGATGGTATAGTGGAAAGAATAAATAAAAAATATATTACCGAAGACGGTAGACAACTTTTACAAGATTAATACTATGAGCTTAGAAAAAAAATTACACGAAGAATTACAGCGTTATAAGGAAATTAACAACTACACTAAGAAATTAGTAGTAGAACAAGACGCACCTCCTCCCCCTCCCCCTGTTGGTGGTGAACCAACAGACGCAGCGGCGGATACCGGAGGATTAGATACACCCCCACCACCACCTCCATCTGGTGGAATGGATACCCCTCCATCATCTTTAGGTGAAACCACACCTTCAGATACCGAAGAAATAGATATTACTGATTTAGTTAATATGACTAAAAGTATTAAAAAGGATATCGAAGATAATAAACAAGAACACGGAACTGTTTTAAGTCAGATGGATGCGGTGTTTTCTAAATTAGATGATTTAGAAGCTAAATTGGGTCAAATGGATTCAGTTATAGCTAAAATAGACGAATTGGGATCTAAGGTTCAAGATATGAAACCCCATACACCACAAGAAAAACTTGAATTGAGATCATTGGATTCTTATCCATTTAACCAAAAACCTCAAGAATTTTTTGCACAAAAGCAAGGCGAAATGCAAATGACCGGTAAAAATGAATACGTATTAACAAAAGATGATGTTGAAAACTATTCAAAAACCATAACACAAACATTTAATCCCGAATTAGAAAAAGATGAATTTAAATTCTAACGTAAATTTACTATTAGGGTTACACGCTCAATTAAAAGTATTTCATTGGCAAACTAAAGGTTTTGCGAGACATGAAGCATTTGCAGATATTAGATCAACTATTGAAGATTTAATGGATGAATTTATTGAACAAGCTATGGGTCAATACGGAAGATTTGTTTTGGATGATGAAACAAAAGTTATAAACTTAATTAACTTATCCGAGGCTAAACCATCTCAAATGGCCGAAACCATATGTGGTGCTTTAGTTCAATTAACAGATCAAATAGATCCTAAGGATACCAATCTTTTAAATTTAAGAGATGAGTTATTAGGTGCAGTTCAAAAATTAAAATATCTATTAACCTTAGAGTAAAAATATTTTTAAAAAATTTGTAACCCGGAATTTTCTTTCCGGGTTTTTTTATGTATATTATATCTATAACTTATTATTAATTTAAATTTCAATTTTATGTCAACATTTGATGCAGTACTTGCACAGTACGAGAAAAACAAACAATCCGCAAGCGGTAACGGAAACAAAGTTTCGCAAGAAGACAGAATGAAAAAGTATTTCACTACTGTTCTTCCTAAAGGTTCTAAAGGTGAAGAAAGACGAATTCGTATTCTTCCTACTACAGATGGTTCCTCACCATTTAAAGAGGTTTATTTCCATGAAATTCAAGTGGACGGTAAATGGGTAAAATTATATGACCCAAAACAAGAAGGAAAACGTTCACCATTGAACGAGGTTAAAGAAAGTCTTGAAATGACAGGAGTTCAGTCAGATAAAGAACTCGCTCGTCAATATCGTTCTCGTAAATTTTACATTGTAAAAGTGATTGATCGTGATCACGAACAAGATGGAGTTAAATTTTGGAGATTTAAACATAATGCAAAACAAGACGGTGTTTTGGATAAAATTTTTCCAATCTTTCAAAAGAAAGGGGATATTACGGATCCAACAAAAGGTCGTGATTTAACATTATTTTTAACTCTTACAAAATCAGGAACAGGTAAAGAGTATACTACAATCAATTCAATTATTCCTGAAGATTCTTCACCATTACATGAAGACAAATCAACTTCAGATTCATGGTTAAATGATGAATTGGTTTGGTCTGATGTATATTCTAAAAAACCCGAAGAGTATCTTGATATGGTAGCAAAAGGTGAAGTTCCTCGTTGGGATTCAGATAGTAAAAAATGGGTCTCTAATTCACAATCAGAGGAGACTATGGGAAACACAACAGTAAAGACGACAACAATTGAAGATCCACAAGAAGATTCAGAAGTTGATGACGATTTACCGTTCTAATTAATCAAGGACACTTTCAAGGACATATTGTCTTCGAGAGTGTCCTTTAAATTTTAAAAATATGGCAATTAAGAAAAACGATTTTAGTTCAATAAAGAAAAAATTTTCAAAGGAGGCGGAGTATAAACCTGATCGTTTCTTTGATTTAGGTGATGCGTTTTTGGACGCAACAGGTATACCGGGTCCCGCTGTTGGACATTTAAATATGTTTTTGGGGCATAGTGATACAGGTAAAACTACTGCACTTGTAAAGGCGGCAGTAGACGCACAAAAAAAAGGTATTTTACCCGTGTTCATTATTACTGAACAAAAATGGAATTGGGACCACGCAGTTTTAATGGGTTTCAATAAGGAAGACGATTTCTATCTATTCAATAGTGATTTTGAATATATTGAACAGATTACAGATTTTATTAATGAAGTATTGGATGCACAAGAAAAAGGTGAAATCCCACACGACATTCTTTTCTTATGGGATTCAGTTGGTTCTGTTCCTTGTAAGATGACATATGACGGCAAAGGTGGTAAACAACACAACGCATCTGTATTAGCTGATAAAATAGGTATGGGTCTAAACCAAAGAATCTCTGGTTCAAGACGTGTCGATAAAAAACATACAAACACATTGATCATTGTTAACCAACCTTGGGTAGAATTACCTGATAATCCTTTTGGACAACCAAAGATTAAGGCAAAAGGTGGAGAGGCAATTTGGTTAAACTCAACTCTTGTATTTTTATTCGGTAATCAAAAGGGTGCAGGAACAACAAAAATCTCAATCACGAAAGATAAGAGAAAAGTCAAGATTGCAACAAGAACAAAAATTTCAATAATGAAAAACCACGTAAATGGTTTGGGTTATGAAGATGGAAGAATTCTTGTTACAGCACATGACTTTATGAAAGGTAGAGATGATGTTGAAGAAAAGAAAAGCATTGAACTTTACAAATCAGAACACGGAGATTATATTAGTAAAATGTTAGGCGTTAATGTTACAGACGCAGAAGATATTGAAGTTGTAACTGAGGATGAATAATTTATAATAAACATTAATGTCCGTTTTATTAGTTGATGGAGATAATTTACTTACGATTGGTTTCTATGGTCTCAAAAACCATTTTTACAAGGGAAAACATATTGGAGCAATATATCATTTTATTAATACTCTTCGTAGAGCGTTTGAGACATACCATTTAGATAAAATAGTTGTTTTTTGGGATGGAGAAGAAGGTTCTCAAACAAGGAAACAAATCTATCATCTATATAAAGAAAATAGAAGATCTCGTTTAAGAACTGAAGAAGAAGTTAATTCATATCAGTATCAAAGACAAAGAGTAAAACAGTACTTAGAAGAACTATTTGTTAGACAAGGTGAGTTTCAATATTGTGAAACGGACGATTGTATTGCTTATTATGTACAAAATTCATTATCAGAATACAAAATAATATATTCTGCGGACGGAGACCTTACTCAATTGGTTTCTGAATCAACACAAATATTCAATCCAAGTCATCAAAAATTATATAAACATCATGATAAAATTATGTATGATCATGAAGAAATATGTATTGAGAATGTGAAGATTGTTAAGATGTTGTGTGGTGACCCATCTGATAATATTTCAGGAATAAAAAACATGGGTATCAAGAGATTAATATCATTGTTTCCTGAAATAAAAGATAAACCAATTAGTTTAAATGATATAAAAGAAAAAACTAATATATTATTTGAACAGGATAAAAATAATTGGTTGATTAAAAATTTACTTACGGGTGTAACTAAACACGGAGTATTTGGAGATGAATTCTTTTATGTAAACAATAAGATTGTAAGTTTAGATGAACCATTTTTAACTGATGATGCTAAAGAAAATATACATGCATTGATTAATGACAACTTAGATCAAGAAGGGAGGTCATATAAAAACGCAATGAAAATGATGAGTGAAGACGGGTTATTTCAAATACTACCCAAATCAGATGACGCATTTATAAATTTTTTTAATCCATTTTTAAGATTAACAAGAAAAGAAAAAAATAAAAAACCAATTAAAATCAAAAACAATGACTAATCAAGAAAACGTAACAAAATTCGAATTTTTACTGACACTCGAAAACAACATTGTGTGTCAAAGATTCTTTAATGTTAAAGACCACGAACCTCGTTCAAGACGATCTATGGATCTTCACTATTATGTAAAAAATATTTGTGAAGAAATTTCGGAAGATTTGAAAATAAAAAGTTCCAATTACCTATGTGAAAATCAAAATTTTTTCCTAAATTCTGAAGTTGTGGAAGAATCAAAAGCAACTGAAAAAGAACATTTTTTATTGGAAATTAAGCTTGGTGACGACGTATTTATTCAAAGAATATTCCCCGCGTATTATTACCACCCAAAGGTTAGGTACACGGTAGATATTCGTCCAAAACTGAAGAGAGTACTGTCAGATTTGACTGACATTTTATCATCTGAGGAATTGGAGACAAGTTATTTGCAATACGAACTGTAAAATATATATAAATTTATTATGGAAGAAAAGAATTTTGGTTACTTAGGATTATCATTTCAACAATCGTTAATTAAATCTATCGTAGAAGATAAGAAATACGGCGAAACTATTATAGACGTATTAGATAGTAAGTATTTTGATAATGTATCCTTAAGATTCATAATGGAAAATATTAAGGAATTGTATAGAACATATAATTTTATTCCTGATTACAGTACCATTACACAAAAAATTATCGCAGAAGGTGGTAATAATAGAATTCATACTGATACATTAGATGTAATTAGAAAAGATGAAAAAGAGGTTCCATACGTAAAAGACACTGCTTTAAATTTTTGTAAACAACAAAATCTGAAAAGGGAACTTAAGATTGTTGAAAATATCATTCAGAATGGTGAGTTTGAATCTTATAGTAAGATAGAAGAAATCATAAAAAAGGCGTTACAAGTTGGAATTACAAACGAAGAGGCAGTTGATGTTTTCCATAATATTGATGAGGCTCTTGAAAAAGACAATAGACATCCCATTCCTACAGGAATTGTAGGTGTTGACAATTTATTGAATGGTGGATTAGGAAGAGGTGAATTGGGTGTTGTTTTGGCTCCAACAGGCACAGGTAAAACAACCTTGTTAACAAAATTTGCCAATACTGCTTTTAATCACGATTTCAATGTTGTACAAATATTTTTTGAAGACAACCCAGGTAATATAAAAAGAAAACACTACACCATATGGTCAGGTGTTGCTCCAGATTTACAACCTGAATTCAAAGAGGATGTAAAATCAAAAGTAGACGATGCACAAACAAGATCTAAAGGGTCAATCAAATTATTAAAATTACCATCTGATAATATTACTATTTCAGAAATAAAAAGTAGATTGAGAAAATTGATCAGTGATGGTTTTAAAGTTGATTTATTGATCATAGACTATGTGGATTGTATATCACCTGAAAGAACCGCATTAGGTGAAGAATGGAAGGGAGAAGGGTCTATCATGAGAAGTTTAGAGTCTATGACTGGTGAGTTCGATATTGCTATTTGGACAGCAACACAAGGTAATAGAGAATCAATATCATCTGAAGTTGTAAATAGTGACCAGATGGGAGGATCAATTAAAAAGGCACAAATTGCACACGTAATACTTTCTATAGCTAAAACATTAGAACAAAAAGAAAATAATTTGGCAACTTTAACACTTCTTAAATCTCGTATAGGTAGAGATGGTGTAATATTCCAAAATTGTAAATTCAACAATGAACTATTGGTAATTGATACCGATTCACAAAATACTCTTCTCGGATTTGAGCAAGAGCAAGTTCAGAAAAGATCAAATAGAGCGGCAGAAGTCTATAGAAACAGACAACAAAGAGTTAATAATAATTAAAAAATAAAATAAACAAAATGCAGAAAGGTAAAAAATTTTTGAGCGACTTAAAATTACATTCCGACTATTTCAAATGGATGGAGGATAAAAGTAGATACGAAACATGGGAAGAAGCATGTGAAAACATAATTGATGGACACAGAAAGAAATATGTGAAATATTCAAAAGAAATTGAATCATATTTACAATCTGCGGTAGAAAGTATGAAAGACCAAGTAGTTTTGGCATCACAAAGAAATCTACAGTATAGACATGAACAGATTATGAAACATAATACAAGAATGTTTAACTGTACATCAGGACACATTGCACGTAATAGAGTATTCCAAGAAATTTTTTATTTGGCACTTAGTGGATGTGGTTTTGGTGGAGGTCTTTTAATTCCATTTGTTAATAATCTCAGTAGATTACATAAAAGAACAAAAGGAACAAAAACATTCGTAATTCAAGATAGTATCGAAGGATGGGCAGATTCACTTGGAGTTTTAATGTCATCTTATTTTGTTGATGATCAACCATTTCCTGAATATGCTGGATATGAAGTAAGATTTGATTATTCTCAAATTAGAGAAAAAGGATCATTCATTAGTGGGGGTTTTAAAGCACCAGGACATGAGGGATTGAAACAATCATTAGAAAAAATTGAAACTTTAATTGAAAAGTGGATAGTAAATGAAGGTGATAAAATTAGACCGATTTTAGCGTTTGATATTATTTGTCATTCAGCTGATGCGGTATTATCAGGTGGTGTTAGACGTTCGGCACTTAATATGATTGTCGACCCTAATGACGATGAAATGATTCATGCAAAAACAGGTAACTGGTTTATTGAGAATCCACAAAGAGGTAGAAGTAACAACTCTGTATTATTATTGAGAAGTGAAGTAACTAAAGATCAGTTTGAATACTTGGTTAAATTAAACGATGGTGCAAATGATATTGGATTTGTTTTTGCAAACAGTTGGTTTGATATGTTTAATCCTTGTTTTGAAATTTTGAAGATTCCTGTATTAGATAATATCGACTTCTCAAAAATTCACTATGATGATATTGAAGAATATGTAAAGACAAATAAAAATAAGTTCGGTATTCAAGGATGTAATCTTAGTGAAATTAATGCCGAAAAGTGTACAACAAAAGACAAATTTTTGAAGGCATGTAAAGATGCATCGATTTTAGGTACATTACAAGCGGGATATACAGATTTTCCTTATTTAGGTGAAACCTCAAAAAAGATTTTTGAAAGAGAGGCATTACTTGGCGTTAGTATCACAGGTTGGATGAATAACCCTAAGTTATTTAACGCAGAATTATTAGAAGAAGGTGCTCAAGTTGTAAAAGACACAAATAAAGAACTCGCATTTTTAATTGATATCAATCAAGCAGCAAGAACCACTTGTGTAAAACCATCAGGTAACGCTTCAGTTGTTTTAGGTACCGCTTCAGGTATTCATCCTGAACACTCTGAAAAATATTTCCGTATCATGCAATTGAACAAGGAGAGTAACACGGCTAAGTGGTTAGAAGAGAATATGTCATTTTTATTAGAAGACAGTGTTTGGTCATCTACCAAATCGGACTATGTTGTTTTCGTACCTGTAGAAAATCCAAAAAATGGATTGTTTAAAAAAGATATGAAAGGGGTAAAACATCTTGAAATTATTAAACTGGTACAACAACATTGGGTAAATGCAGGCACTAACCCTGAATTATGTACATACTCACCTGTAAATCATAATACGTCTTGTACTGTTATTATTGATGATAAGGATTCGATAATTGAGTACATATGGAGAGAAAGAGACTTCTTTACCGCAGTTAGTTTCATTTCTGATTACGGTGACAAAGATTTCAACCAAGCACCTTTTACATCAGTTTTAAATCTTGATGAAATTGTTTCGGTATATGGTAAAGGATCAATACTTGCTTCAGGGTTGGTTGTTGATGGATTACACTATTTTAATAATAATTTATGGTCCGCATGTGATCATCTATTAGATAGTTCCAATCCTATTACAGGTAATAGAGAACAAGTTCTATTGAAAAAATATTGGATAGAAAGAGCTAAAAAGTTTGCTAAGAATTATTTCAAAGGTGACTTAAAGAAAATGGTATATTGTTTAAAAGACATCCATTTATTCCACAAGTGGGAAACTGTTACTCGTCAATTCAAAGAAGTGAATTTTGGTGAAATTTTAGATAAACCACAATACAAAGACATCAGTGATTTCGCTTCTATGGCTTGTAGTGGTGGATCATGTGAGATTACTAAAATATGAGTAAACTAATAGAAGGAATAGATTATGAAATTGAAAAGAAGTCGGGACTAATGATCCTGACTTCTTCTTTTTTAAGTAAAAGAGGTTATTGTTGTGGTAATAAATGTAAAAATTGTCCATATGAACCTAAAGGACTAAGAGGTAACAAAATATTAGGTAACCCCGACTCACTTAAGGATCAGAATAAATCCACCTAAGACTCGATAATATTTGGGGTGAATATCGAGTCACTATTTTATTTATTACCATTTTTCTAATCTTTATATTTATTAATATGATTAAAAAATTTGGTATTGATTTCCCATTTAGAGACAGCGTCAGGGGTGATTTTTTCTCTATGACAGAAACACCTGAAAGAGAAATCAGAGCCAATCTAATACATTTATTATTAACGAGGAAAGGAAGTAGATATTTTTTACCTGAATTTGGAACAAGATTATATGAGTATATTTTTGATCAAAATGATATGGTAACACATACTTTAATAGAAGAAGAAATTAGAGAGGGTGTTAAAAAATTTATACCAAACCTTGATATAAATTCTATAAACATAGTATCAGCAGATCAAGATCCTGATGAAGATAGATTATATTCGGAGGATGAAGACCAAAGATTATTCAGAGTTTCGGATGCTTCAAATAAACCATATACAGCTAAAGTGAAAATAGATTATACCGTAAATAATGGTGCATTTTCATCTTCTGATTTCATAATTATTAATATATAAAATGGCAAGTAAAAAAATATCATATTCGGTAAGGGATTTTGCAGGATTAAGACAAGAGTTAACAACACTCTTTAAAAATTATTATCCTGACTTGGTTAAAAATACAAATGATGCGTCAATTTTTTCTGTGATGCTTGATTTGAATGCTGCGGTTGCGGATAACTTACATCATCATATTGATAGAGTTTGGCAAGAAACAATGTTAGATTTCGCACAACAGAGACAATCTTTATTTCATATTGCTAAAACATATGGAATAAGATTACCTGGTGTTAGACCATCTGTTGCATTATGTGATTTTTCAATAAGCGTTCCAGTTAAAGGAGATAAAGAAGATGAAAGTTATTTAGGTGTTTTAAAAGCGGGTGCACAAGTATCGGGGGGAGGACAAATATTTGAAACGATAGAAGATTGTGATTTCTCTAATCCATTTAATAGTAAAGGAGAACCAAATAGGTTGAAAATTCCAATATTCGATGCAAATAATAGATTACAATCATATAGAATCACTAAAAGAGAGGCTGTTGTTAATGGGGTTACAAGAATTTTTAGAAAAGTAA